CCAATATCATGCATTCTTTTTCTAAACCTGGATATCCTTATGATAATGCCGTAACTGAAGCATTTTTCAAGTATTTAAAGCATAGACAAATCAACCGAAAACATTATCAAAATATCAAACAGGTTCAATTAGACTGCTTTGAATACATTGAGAATTTTTATAACAATTACATCCCACATACGGCTAATCTAGGACTAACCCCTAATCAGAAAGAAGAAAATTATTTTAACGCAATAAAATAACACGGTTTTCTGTCTACTTATTTGACATTAGTCCACTCTGTGAATTCAGATGTGGAAGAAGAAGTAACTCGCAATGTTTTATTTGCTTCTTTTTCGTGTGTCACTGGAACCGCTGCATCTTCAGCATTCTAATCCTACAGCATGCTCCGCTGATTCTGTAGGATTAGAATGAGATGCATCTGTTGATAACACTGCTGAAGTTGACGTATCTGTCGCAAGACTTGTTACATCTGAAGTAGGCTGTGTAACAGTAACTTCCGGTTTTACACCAGCTGTTTGTGGTACCTCAGTACTCATAATGCTTGACTCATCCGCCAAAACAGAATGACTACTCATTCCTAGAAATGTCAATCCAATTAATACCGATGCTACACCAAATTTGAATTTCTTAATCGAAAAACGCTGTTTCGTATGTGCGACATTATAATTTCTTTGCTTATACTTCCTAAGCATAACTTCTCTCCTTTTCAAAAGTAAAAATAGATTAACCAATAAAGTTATCTATTTTTACTTTTTTTAAAGTTTTACTGTTTTACATTATCTCGATAAATGTGAACTATTATTTGAATTTGTATTGTATAATCACATTCGATAAGATTTATAACTTTAAGATTTTATATAAAGGTGATAGTATATTGGTAAGTTCAGATAACACTAATTTAAAATTTTTAAAAGCTTTCTCAGAATTGTTAAAGATGAGGAGCTTTGAGCAAATTAAAGTTAGCGATTTAGCAAAAAAAGCTCGACTTAGTAGAAGATCTTTCTATAATCATTACAATTCAAAAGAAGACTTCCTTAGGGAGTCTATTTTAATAATCTTTGATGATATCACAAAAATTTTAAATAATGATTTATTATATGAAGAAGTGGTCTTAAAGGAGATGCTTAGCTATATGTATATAAATAAAGAAATTATTAAATCCTTTGTTTTTTCCGAATATTGACAACATAATTAAAAACTATATCAAAGAGATGATTACACATTCCGATATACCAGACTTACAAAAACAACTGGAAACAGCATATCAAGTTCCATATTCTTTCGCTCTTGGTATTTATATCTCAACAATTGAAAGTATTATTTTAAATTGGATAGATCATGACTTTACTGAAGAGCCTGAAGAAATAGCAAGATATATTACATCTGTCGTGAGAATTTAATATTTGTATTAGAAAAAATAATATTTCTTTTCCTCATCTAATACTTTATAAAGAAAAAGACGATAGTTTTTTCTTCTATCGCCTTTGGTAACCATTTTTATGAAATTTTTTAAAGTTAAAAATATAATTTATAATACTATCTTCTTCCATTTTCTGATTTTAGTTCTGAAAGTTCCAAAAGGTGCAACCGTATTTACATGAATAAACTTATACACTTCCCAAGTCGCTGTTTTAGTCGCTTCATCAGCCCACTTTCTCATATGCGCTTCAAATAATTCTTCCTCACTCAACAAATCAATCATTGCATAGATAGAATTAATATTTTCATTTAATTTTGCTTTCAACTCTTGCAGAGATAAATGAGCGTAGGTATCTGTGAACCACTGATATAATTCACCAAGTTGATTCCATTTAAATTTATCCGATGGTGTTTTTACTTGAAGTCCCTTTCTTTCATCTTCTTCCCATTTAAGAACCAAGTTGGTCCAGCCAATCTGATAAGAAAGGTTTTCTGCTGGAGTTCTATCAACTTCATCAATTCTTTTATCTTTTAGATTCTCTGGAATATTATTAAATTCCATAATGTATTTCTCAAATGTTTTACTTATTTCTTTTTTCAACTCTTCTTTATTTTCATAAACTCTCAAAAAACATCTCCTTTCTGATACATATTATTAATAATGATACGGAAACAACCCCAAAGTATTGTATTATAGAATTAGATGACTGATTACAAATTCCTTGTTCACGCCAAAAGAGTTATTAAAAAATTATGATTCAATTTTTTTAGACAGGCATTTGTTAGAAAAACTTCTTGTTACCGAGAGGGGAGAAGATCAGTCATTAATAATCAATCTAAACTACTCCAACTTCCCTTATTAGCATATCATTGATTTGCTACTTTTTTAGCACTTCTTATTACAAATCTAAAAATTGATAGATAATACTATGTTAACTAATAAAGATACTAGTAAGCTGAATTTTCGAGAACCTCTTCACCGTAGCCTCCAGCTTCTGGTAAAGGTAGATTTGTAGAATTAGGTGCTCTTAAAATTCTAATTGGTCTAGCACCGGCCTCCCTAGCTGCATGAATATCGTCATCACTATCTCCATAATGAATGTCTGAACCATATTTCTTAATATAATATGATTTATCATATTTGTATGGCTTTTTAGGTTTATCGCCTGTATAATTTACAGCAATTGGTTTGTCTAATTTAAAATCTTTAGCTAAGGCTTTAGCTGTTTTATCAACCTCGCCCTCCTTATACATTGACCCTCTTGTCCTACCTGTTATAAAAACAATTTTATCTCCTCGTTTTTGATGCATAGCAATTAATTTTTTAGCATATTCTTTGGGAATGGAATCTTGATCTCCTCGTTTTGCAACAAGATCCCAGAATTTTTGTTTATGAAGAAAATCAAACGATCCAGGAGTTACATATTCTTTACCATATTGAAAATATTGACTACTGAAAAGCAGTGTATCATCAATATCAAAACTAACAGTAATCGGCTTCTTACCTTCTAAGCTTTTTTGAATCTCGTCAATAGAAATAGTAGTGACTTTATCTTTATTTGTGTCCGAAAGAGCAGTCATTCCCTCTTGTGTATAAGCTACTTTTGGCCCCTTAGCCTCAACTACTGTTTGTAACGTTATCGTAATCCCTAAAACCAAAAGACTACTCACTAACACTTTCTTCATAAGAACCTCCATAATAAAGTATAAAAATTATTTCTTTAATTAGTTTATCACAAAAAACATAAGAATGAAAGCGATATCATATATGGTTATTTTTTACTTATGTTAAGTCTACAGTCTTCAAAGTGATTTTTCTTCTGTCTCTTGCTTAGGAGTGTTCGCTTCACGAGATTTAATATAATCTTTCATTTCTTGGTAGGTTGTATAAGTCTTCAGCATATCGTCAAAAAATTCTTGAAGGGCATCTCTTTCTATTTCAAATTCTTGGATACTTTGACTGACATCTGCTATGGTAATGTCTTTTGGAAGAACTAACTCATCTAACAGCTGCATAGTTGGCAAACTATTTCCTGGTGTTTGTGCAATGGCAAGTAGAGCCCCTTCGATTTTTTGGTAATAGGTCAGTCGATTATCTAAGGCTTTTTAATATTCCTTTCGTTAAAAAGTTTCTAGACTTTTACGAGCAGAGCCGCACACTCCACATGTGTTGATAGGTATTACCTATATTATGGAACGAAATGAGATTGGTCAAAATTAGGATTATACTATGGAACGAAAATAATTCTCTTTGCTAGCAATAATTCATCTTTCTAAGATGTCTTCAATTAAAGGTTCTAATCCACGTGCCTTTAAATCATCGATTTTGTGTTGCGCATTAAATCGATTAACTTCAAAAGCAACATATCTCAATATTGTAGCTGCAACTTCATTTATAGTATAAGTAAAATTCCCTTTCAAAATTCTGTAGGCAAAGTTTGCAAAAATATCCGCATCTTCGAATTTCTTTAACTGAGTTTTATAATGAGAGCCTATCTGTTGGACTATGTAGATTGCATGACTATCATCTATTTTTACAAATTCAAATAGCGCATCTAAAAAAATATTACCTTTCTGCATACACTTTTGACATAAGTCTATACCAGATAATTCATAGATATAATTTTCCACATCCGAATCAATTTTTTGATTTGAAATCTTATCCCATATCATTACTTCATATTTTTCATCACCTCTGATACTAACTAATCTATTGAGTTTTTCTAACATGTTAGTAGCATCTTCATATCGATATTCTGGATTTAAATTAGTTGCTTTCTCACTAATTGAACGTAATGAGTGGGAAAAATCGTTAGGATTTTTTGTCATTACAAAATTTATTATACGTCCTAGTGAGTAAACATCACTGCGTTTATCAGCATCTTTCAACAGGGTAAGTTGCTCTGGAGCACAATAAAAAAGTTGCCCAAAAGACGCCGTATCCATAGTTTGATGAGAAGTTAACGTATTCAGATTTTTCCCCAATCCAAAATCAGCTAATTTAATTATACCATTTATGAAGAATATATTGGTCGGACTCAAATCTCTATGTAGCACGCCTCTTTGATGAACTAGTGACATCGAATACAAAATTTGTCGAATAATATTAATTTGAGAATCCTCTGTCAAAAAACTTTCTTTAACAAAGTCATCCAATATATTATCTGCTTTCTCCATAGTATATGAGCAATTACCAATATCAAAATCATACACTTTAATGATACTTCCAATATCTGAACAAGATTTAGTTATTTCATATTCACGCTTAAAGCGGCTTCGGATTGAAGCGCTTCTTGCAGATTCCTCATTAAGTTTTTTCAATACTAGTCCTGTTGATTTTTGGAAATAAATATTTGCAAAACCACCACTACCAATTTCAATCAGATCTAAATCAATTTCTACTAAATGAAATGCACCATCTTTTTGAGATAGTTTTAGCGAGTAAACCGAGCATACTTTATTCAGTTCATCTAATATTCTTTGTTGATGCACAAGTGCATCAATTTCACTGATTTGTCTTTCTGTTAAAAGATACTGTTTAGAAAGAATTATATTGAAATACTCATCAATCTTTCCTACTGAAGAAAAATCTAATAATTTTTGATTTACATATCTCCACCTTGTTGGAAAGCCCTGTCCATAGCTATCAGATATTTTGAAATTATTATTAAAAAAGTGAACAAGGAGGGAATGTTTCCCATCCATCAGAGCTTGGTAAAGTGTCAGGTCTTCATCAGACACATAGGTATGACGCTCCGTCACATCACTATCAAAGCTGAAAAGTCCCAAATCAGATGGACAAGCCTCAACCATTCTCATAAGAGCAGATTGACAAGTCGTATTAATCGCAGAAAAAGGCTTAACTTGGCGTTTCATCACATCATCAGAAATGTGATAACACTCAAGCTCTACCGTATCGTCCTGAATCTTTACCTGCTTAATACGAAAGAGCTGCTTTCCCAAATCTGGAGTTGGACACAAAATCAACTCATCTGCTCTAAGGGTTTCATGAACACCTGAATCTGTAATCGGATAAGTTAAGCGTAGCTGAAAGGTGCCATTCAGCACCTCTTCTACCGATGCACTCACCGTTTCAAATAATGGCTGACCATTCCATTTCGGTGTCTTTGTTTGACCATCAAGAAGGTATAACATCACACCCACCCCCAATTCGTCTCAAAGGTAAGCGATAAGATGCCACTACCTAAAATAACTCCGACAGACTGAGTAGGATGACTGGCATCAATCGTGATGAAATCGCCAGACCACTTAACAGCTTTCCCTGATAGGGTCTTAAAACTAGGGCGTTCTGGGTGATTAACCATTACGAGAGGCTCTGTAAATTTCTCAATGCGAATCACTTGGTCACCAACTGTAAAGGAAGTTTCTGACACCGATTGACCAGTGATAGTAATGGTAGGAAAAGCAAGGGCAGAACCTTGCGTTTTCAGTACGCCATTAGTGGTCAAAACTTGCCTATCCACGTTCTTAAAAAAGCGAGTTGGGTGACAGATAAAGGTCACATCAATCACAAACACATCATGGTCATCCTGCTTGATGTCAAAACTATCCGTACGGTAACACCAGAGTCTGGTGAGCTTAAGACGTTCACTTTCTAGCCAAAACCCTTCCTGCATCAAAAAGGCCGAAAACTCATTTACCTCTTTCTCACTCGCACCAATCAGATACAAGCGGTAAGACTTCTCAATCACTTCACGGTGCTTATTGGTTTGAACAATTGCCCCACTCAATCCACGATGGTCTAAGAGTTGCGTTTTAGACCGTGGTACTTGAATGCTCGGTCTATCTTCCACAAGAACTTTAAAAGGAAAAGACGAGGTGCCTTTTCTATTCAATACCAATTCATTATGCTTAATCACACCCTTCCTCCTCTCAGTAAGGCTTGTCGTGCCATTTCAGCAGCTAATCGACCAGCCACGTAATCGGCTAGTTTTTTCATATCCGCTTCTTCACGAATCACAACATCTGTGATATTGACTGTTATGGTTGTTCCCTTGTTAGGCATGGTAGCTGCGATGCTGCTACCAATACTGCCTAGAGTCTGGTTGTTAAGGGGCAAGACAGCTTCACGTCCTGCTTCTCCTCCAACCATCAGGCTATTGCCTGTCATACCAAATGCCGTTGGCTTGGTGAGAATCCCACCCTTGGCGTACCACTGAATAGAAATCTTAGGCAAGCCACCCTTCAACCAATCAAGGGGATTCGCAGAACCTGACACACTAAAGTGCGGAAGAGGAATATGCGGCCACTTAATCTTGAAGTTAAAGAGATTCTTAATGGCATTGATGGCTGAAGAGACCGCATTTTTTGCCCCATTGATAGCGTTTGTAATGGTAGATTTGACTCCATTCCAAACAAAAGACACTGTGCTTGAAATACCACTTAGGACACCTGAGATGGTTGCTTTCATCCCATTCCAGATAGAAGATACCGTTGAACCAATACTCGATAGAATGGAACTAATCGTTGATTTGATGCCATTCCAGACATTACTAACGACACCCTTGATACTATTGAGTAAGTTTGTCATGGTGCCTTTGATGCCATTCCAGGAATTGGAAATGAACTGCGCAATGGCACTTAGAACAATCGAAATCAGAGACTTGATGACTTCCCAAACCGTAGAGACGACCTGCTTGATAGTTTCCCAAGCACCTGACCAATCACCTGTGATAATCTGCATAACTGCCTTGATAATACCTAAGACAACATTGATGGCTGTTTCAACGACCACTTTGATGATATCCCAAGCTGTCGTGATAATCAGTTTGATATTCTCCCAACTGGCTTGAAGGTAAGGTGCAAGAATGGTCATGATGGTTTGAATGACTGTTGAAATAGCTGTCCAGACAGTATTTGTGGCATTAAGAATTAGCTGTTGGTTCTCTGTCCACCAAGTAATCAAGGTTCCCCATATCGACATGACAAAGCTTGATATCTGTTGGATAATGACAGTTAAAAAGGCATAGATGGCGTTCCAGATTTCTGTCACAGCTGTTCTAAACCCTTCGTGATGTTGCCAGAGTTGTTGAATCCCAACAACCAGTAAGGCAACAACGGCAATGACACCAAGAATAATCCCTACGATTGGAGCTGCTGCAGTTATCATCCCCATGATGGTGGTTCCCATAGCCATCGCGGCTGCTTGCAGGGCAATGAAAATCGGGAGGACTAAGCCAAGGGCTGCGACCAAACTTCCGACAATGACAATAAACTGCTTGACTGGCTCTGATAGCCCAGAAAACCAAGTGGCAACAGCTTGAAGCAAACTGGCGATCACCTCTAAGATAGGTGCTAGGGTTGCGGCAATAGCGTCTCCCATCTCAGCCATCGCTAACTTCGCTGTGTTTTGAGCAGTTGTAAACTTATCAACGGGATCAAGCGTCCCCTCATAGGTCTGAGTGACAATCCCAGCTGCCTTATCGGCTGTTCCTGCTAAATCTTCAAAAGATAAGGCCCCACGCTTGATGGCATCAACCATACGAGGAGCTGCTTTACTACCAAAGATTTCTGAGGCTAGAGAAAGAGCCTCTGTTTCACTCGTTGAGGTTTTAATTTGTTCAATGGTTCCAGCAAGTCCTTCTTGAAGCGTTAACCCATCACCCGCATACTTAACAGATGCCTTTGAGAGTGACGAAAGTGCTGCAGAAGAATCAACCCCTGCTTTTTCAAATTGTCCCATCAAGGTGATTCCCTCATCAAAGGAAAGGCCAAGGGCTTTAATTTGTGGTGATCCAGCTACTGCCTTGTCCATCAACTCTTGGACACCGACACCAGTTGACTGACTGGTATAAGTAACCGTGTCTAAGACACTTGATAAATCAGTCGCTTCAAGTCCATAGGCCTCAATCGCTTGTTTGGCTGAAATGGCAGAGCTGGTCACATCACTCCCATTGATTTCAGAAAACTGAATGAGTTGTGTTGCTGCAGATTTAAGAGCATCTCCTGTTAATCCAAATTGCGTATTCAACTCCCCTACGGCACTTCCTGCCGTGTTAAAATCTGTTGGCAGTTCAGTGGCTAGGGTTTTGGCGATGTCTGTCATCTCTTCAAGGGCAGAACCAGTTGCCCCAGTCTTGGTAACGATGATATCCATGCCCTCATCAACTTCAAGAAATGCGTCAAGCGATTGTTGACCGAAGTCAATCAACTTCTGTGATAACTCTCCCAGTTGGTCGCCAAACTCCATGAGAAGGTCAGCCTTTAAGAGGCTATTTGTCTCTTCTAAAGAAGCCTTGGAACTCGCAGAGCTAGATGCCAACTCCTCCATCTCATTTTGGAGATTGTTGTAAGCCGTCTTAGTCTCATTAAGAGTTTTCTCAAGCTTGTTAGCTTCAACCGAATTCTCACCATATTCGCTCTTTGTCAAAGAGAGCTGCTGTTCTAGATTATGTATCTGTTTCTCAAGGATTTCTGAATGAGAAGCAACCTTTTGTTGGGCAAGTGCTAACTTATCAGCCTCACTTGCAGTAGTTGCTAATGCTGATTCTTGTAGCTTAAAGGAACTTTGGAGTTTTTCACTTTCTGACACCAACTGTGCCTGCTCATTTTGGAGACGATTAAGTTTGGACTGATTGGTTTCAACCTGCGCTCCGTTTTCTGAGAGAGCTCTGTTAACACTTTCTAGCTTTGATTCATAGCCCTTTAAGACTGTTTGAGTACTCTCCACCTCACGTTGGAAGGCACGGTATTGGTCTGCACCGATGTTACCGGCCTTGAACTGAGCCTCGACTTGGGCTTGAGCTTGACGAAGCGTGGCGAGTTTCTCTTTAGTCGTCTCAACTTGTTTGGCTAAGACTTCCTGCTTCTGGGTCAAAAGAGTGACATTGCCAGTGTCAAACTTGAGTGCCTTGTCAATCTGACGCAGTTCTTTGGTGGCTTCAGAAGCCTGTTTATTCACACCCTTTAAGGCAGTTTGTAAGGGCTGGGTATCGCCACCAATCTCAATAGTAATCCCCTTAATGTTTCCTGCCATCGTCACTCCTCCCTCCATCAAGATACTAAGGGCGTCAAAAGCAAAGTAAAAATAGGAGATGGAAGAATGGTGCTTGCACTAAAGTCCATCTCTCTTTTTTACACAGCTTTTAGCCCGTGTTCAGTTCCTATCAAAAATTGTCAAAGTCTGCTTGGGTTGCTCTGCGAACTCCAGTCTCATCTCGACTTCTTAGCTCCACATAATCCGTCTGATAGTCAAGTGCCATGCCAATTGAGATATGCTTTAAATCGTCAATGGAAAGGCCAGTCTCCTTACAACAAGAGAGGTAGCTTTCTACCGTGAAGACTTCCTCGCTCGCTGTTTCGGAAGTTTCTGCTTTTTTCTGGTTGTCATCCCTTGGTTAAGCATGGACATTAAGACGGGGCCAACTTCCTGAAGAGGGAATTCCTCCATCGACATAAAGAAATCCTCGAAGGGCTTGATTCGAGGATTGGCTGACTTGGCAAAGACCCAAAAGAGACGGTGGAAAAAGGTCATGTCGAAGTCAGATAAAATAGACAAGTCAATCTGACTAGCCTTTAACTCTTCCCCTTCTTCCAATTGCTCAAGCTGAGCCATGATGGATTCCGCACTCAACATGTTAAAGAGGTCTTGGAAATAATCTTTTCCGAATTGCTCTTTATAAGCAATCGGTGTATAGGCGTTAGTGGCCAGGGGATATGTTTTTCCACTAATCGTGATATTTTGTCGCATGTTCTCCTCCTTTAAGCAGCTGGTTCAAAGACCGACTTAAACCAGTTCTCACGAATCTCATCACTGGTTTCTTCCGTTGTTCTGCGTCTCACCACCTTATCAAGTGGTCGTGGGCTTGCCGTAAAGGTCAACTCTACCTCATTGATATCAGAACCTGATTTGGTTTTAGACCCAACGGTAGGCCGTGACGCATAACAGTAATAAAGCACATGAAGCGTCTCTTTCTTGTCCCCTTCAAATCGGAACATGAGGGCGAAGTTTTTCTTCTCGCTATTCGCAATTTCTGAAATGGTATTGGTCGTCGCATCAAGTTGCTCGCCCAAAACACGAGTCAGAAACTCCTGATATAAGAGAGCTACCTTAAGCGTTCCCTCGTAACCGTCATTAGATTCAGTCGTGTAAAAGTTGATGTTATCTGCCTTATAAGAACCCTTGTCTCCGGTGGGTTCAAGGGTTAGTTCAGCTGCACCACGAAGACGTTCGACCTTGCCATAGGTTAAAGCTCCGTCAGCTCCCTCATTAGTGACTTCTGCCCAGTGGACGTCTTGTAGGCCAAAGGTGACCTTGTTTTTTTCTGCCATAGTTATCCTCCTAATAGTGTGATGGAATAAATGGTTTGGTAGAGTTTCTCATTAGTGATGTAAGTCTCTACCTTGTCAAAATAAAGACGGTGGGCATCAAGGACTGATTCCACCGTTTTTTCTGTTGCTAAATCTTTCTTAGTCGTGTAAAGCTCAATCTGTACGTTGATAGCTTTGTGATAAGCCCAGTTGTCTGCCCCAAGATTGTCTGAATCCGTAACTAGATAAACCATAAAAGGCGGACTTGGACTGTGCCCTTCCTCAAAATGGTGATAGGCTACTGGGAGTTTGGTCTTTTTTAGAACAGGAAAAAGCTCTTCAAATCTCATAAGCCACCTCACAGTTTCTGTCGCAATTTGTCTTCAAAAGACTGAATTGCCTTTTTTTCGACAGGTGAGATGTGCTTTCGTCCTTCAACCCGGCCACCATTTTGTTTAGCATGCCCATCTTCAAGGAGGTGCGTCAGTCCTGGCGTTCGGTTGTGAATGGCTTTGGTCAGAGCCGTATTGGTGTCAGTCGTTGCCTTACTCGTCCACCCTTTAGCATATTTCCCACGTCGCTTTGGGGAAGTAACCTTTAAGGTGTCAACGGCATCGTCTGTGACTTCCTCAACCACCTCACGCATGGTGTCCGTAGTGTCTTTGGCATAAGTCGTCAGATCCTTTTCGATGACAGAAGCTAAATCATCAAGTCCAATCTTAGTCATAAAGCTCCTCCTTGGTCGCAACGATATAAATCAAGCTTCGAGCCACAGTATCGCCATCAATGGACTCGATAGCGTAATACTGGTCACGAAAGTAAATCCGAGTCGTTAAAGAATTAAGAGCAAGAACAGCCTTATCGTAGCGTAGGGTAAACTGCACCTTGTTGTGAATCAGTTTTGTCGCACTCCCATCACTTTCAGTTAAAGCCAGAGGACGACAAGAACACCAACGCATAAAAAGGTCATCCCAAATGGCTGACTCGTTCCCGATATCGTCCTGCTTGAGTCGCTTTTCTTGAAAGACCAGCTGTTCTCTTAGAGGCGCAATCTTCATCAGAACACATCCTTCCTGTCAGCTAAAAGCAAATGGTAGAGAGTTTCCTTTAACTCTTTGTGATTGGCTTCTTCACGGTGTTCATAAAGATAGGCAACCCCATAGAGGATTGCCGTCTTTAGAACTTCTGAAGTGGAGCTCTCACGAAGAATATCTTCACAGATTTGGCGACTTGTTGCCATCAACTGCTCGATTAGATAGTCCTCCTCGCCATTTTCCACTTTCAGATAGAGCTTAACTTCTTCTAACGTCATCATGCCGTTTTACCTTTGATGGTCAAAGTCTTCACCGCTTCTGGTAGAACGAGTTTCCCATCCACACGCTGGCTGGCAAGAAAACCAATCTGACCATTGTTAGCGTAAAGCTCATTGAGACGTTTGAAGGTACGCCCTTGACGGTCCGCAATCCAGTAGTAAGAGAAATCACCAAAAGCAATAGCTTTGTTTCCTGCTTCTGGAAGTGGCGCAAAAGTTGACGTGTAGTAAGGACGGTTAAGAATCAGATCAGGTTGACCAGCTTGTGTAGACGGTTGCCAGATGTAATTGCCATTATTGTCCTTAAGCTTGCGGATAGCTTTTACTGTAGTGTCATGGAGAATCCAGACCGCATTCTTACGATAAGGAGCAGGAAGTGAGTGGTAAAGCTCAATCATGTCATCAAAGGTGACATCTTTGGTTGCGGTCGTTGGTCCTTCAACGTCTGCTTGCGTAAAGATACCTGTTGGTTTTTTAGAACCATCACCCACCAAGAATGATTTTTCTTCTTCTGTACCGATGCGGCGTGCAAACTCAGAAGTCATGTAAGATTCAAGGTCAAAGACAGAATCATTGAGCAATTCTTCAGAGATACGAATTGCTGTCCCAATCTTATGCGAATCAAGAGTCACTTGACCAAAAGTCTCATCCGTCTCTGGATAGAGCCCATTCTCGTCCATCCAAGAGGCAGACCCGTGACCCGTAACAACTGGAATCTTACGCTCACCACTAGAGGTTTTGATAACAGTTGCCAGGCTACGGAAAAAGTTTTCTTCCTGAAGCTCTTGTACCAATTTCTTCTCGTATTCATCAGGAACAAGGTGTCCGCCTTCTGTGTCTTCACCGACACGAAGAACATCCTTCACGTCATAGAAGTTACGCTTACGGACACTGGTCCAGAAAGTCTGGGTGTAGATGTCTGATGCCACACCTTTCTTTTCATCTTCTTTTTGGTTATCGACAATGACTGTTGGCTGCGTCGTTAGCGCTTGTGAGGTAGGTTGCGCCAGTTCAAGGTCAATCTTTTCTTGGCGCTCCAAGCGAGCAATTTCTTTATTGTAGAGCTCGATTTTAGCTTCCATTTCCTCATAGCGTTTGGAATCTTCATCCGATACCAAGCCGTCTTCAGAGCGAACAGTATCCAGAAAGGCTTTCGCTTGAGCCCAAGCAGCGTTACGTTTTTCTTTCAATTCAAGTAGTTTAGACATAGGTATTCTCCTTTTATTTCAATAGGTTCAATCGTTTTTCCAACTGATTGAAAGGGATCGTTTTCTGTGGTTTAGGCGGTTGAAGGCTCGCTTGCAGTTTCACCACCAAATCATGAGCAGCAGTCACTCTACTAAAGGTATAGCTATTTTGATAATCCTGCTCAGGTGTCTCCTCTTTCTCAAAGAGCACCTTATCCGCAAAACCAAGCTCCACGGCTTTCTTGGCATTGAACCAAGATTCCGAATCCATAAGATGAGAAATCTTAGTTCTGGAAAGTCCAGTTCTAAGCTCATAGGCATTGATAATGGACTCCTTGATTTCACCAAGCATCTCAATGACCTTGGCCATATCTTTAGCTTCACCTTGTGCAAATGTCCATGGGTTATGAATCATCATCATGGCAACTGGACTCATGGAAACTGTTGTCCCTGCCATGGCGATGACACTGGCAGCACTCGCAGCTAGACCATCAATGATGACATGGACATCGCCCTGATAATCCATAAGCATGTTATAGATTTGAGCAGCCGCAAACACATCACCCCCTGGACTATTGATCCAGAGGGTGATGTCGCCTGTTCCTGAAGTCAAGTCATTCTTAAAGAGCTGCGGGGTGACTTCATCCCCAAACCAAGTCTCGTCCGCAATCTGTCCTTCAATCCGAAGGGTGCGAACTTCTCCTTCGTCAGTAAAATTCCAAAATTTACGCATCTTCTTCCTCCTCTGGTGGGTCTTCAGCTGGTTCCGTTTCTGTCGGTTGCTTCATGAAACCACCAGCATCTTTTAATTTGGTCATGTTGCCGTTAATCAAGTAAAGGTTTCCGCCTTCTTCATCAGATAACAAGTTCAAGTCTTCCAGCTCACGGATGTCGTTAGTCGAAAGCCATCCATTTTGCCGTGCGATGGCATAGCCATTCATACGGCTTTGGTAATCGCCACGAAGCAAACCGTCTACATTAAACTTGATAAGGTAACGTTTCTTTTCTTCGGGTAAAAAAAGAGACCTCTTAAAAGCCTGTTCTAAGCGAACCACCCAAGGGTCTAAGGTATATTTCACAAATTCAAGAGATTGTTGTTCGATATTTGAAAATGACGACTTCTCCAAATCACCAACCATATGTGGCGGAATGCGGTATAGCCGTGCAATCTCATTAATCTGAAACTTCCGTGTCTGAAGGAACTGAGCTTCCTCTGGTGGAATACCGACTTGGGTATACTTCATCCCTTCTTCAAGAACTGCCACTTTGTGAGCGTTTGTGACCCCATTATAAACGGCATTCCATGAATCACGGACTCTTTTAGGATCTTTAAGAATCCCTGGGTGCTCTAAGACACCACCTGGGTTAGCCCCATTTTTGAAGAAGGCTGCCCCATAGTTCTCAGTCGCAAGGGTCATCCCAATCACATTTTTAGCCATGGCAATAGGCGAATAACCAATCAAACCATCAAAGCCAAGACCAGGCACATGAAGGATATCCTCCTGCTTCAATAAAACTGTTCCTTTGTCTTTGAAGTTAGGATTCTCTTCAGTCTGTCGTTGGTATTTGTAGTAGAGTTTTCCTGAATCATCACGATGGACAGACATCTTGTCAGGTAAGAGCGGATAGAGGCTAATTACTCGTCCAGCCTTATCCCTGATGATCTGCACATAAGCATTTCCCCATATTAACAAGTGACTCATAATCGTCTCTCGAAAGATAAAAGAGGACATCTCTGGATTGGGTTCATCATGAAGCAGAAAGTATAAAGGATGATCGATTTTTTTCTTCTTCCCACTACTCGTCATCTCATAGACATGGATTGGTAGAGAGGCAACTGCTTCAGCTAAAATACGCACACAAGCGTAAACTGCCGTTGTCTGCATGGCCTTAAACTCATCCACATTCTCTCCACTCGTTGTCCGACCAAAAAGGTAGTAGAAATCCTGACCTTCATAACTATTTTGAGGCTTGTCTCTCGCCCTTTTTCTTCCAAGTAAATCAAGTAGTCCCATAAGCCCTCCTTATTTTTGGGTACGAAAAAAGCACCTCATTTTGAAGTGCTTTCGATATATTCTTACAAAACAGAGTATTCTCATTCAGCTAATTCTTTAAAGGCATCAAGATGGCGTGATAATACTGAATTCGCAACCTTATCCAATGTTGCCTGCTCAACAACTGTTGTCTCCTGCTCATCACTACTTAAACTTTGGTAATCCGCTGATAGTTTGCTATCTAGTGGACTTAATACCAAAGTTCCATCACTTGATTGATAAAGATTAAACTCCTGACCCTCTTGAATGCCAAATTGGTCAGGTATCGGAAGATAGATATCATCACCTATTTGTATCGTCTTAACGAGTTCCATAAATCACAACCTCACTTTACCAATTATCCATATGACGAGACCCATAGACTACAGCAACTATAATCACTTCATCTTCCAGAACATGATATATAATACGATACTTTTTGACAATCAGTTGTCTGAAGGTGTAACCTTTTCCGACTAAATCCTCAATGATGGAACAACGCTCAGGAAAAATGGATAGGGATAACATTGCCTGAGATATCTTCTCAAGGAGATTATCCGCTGCCTGTGGTGCACAGAGTTCGTCACGAACATAGTGATAAATGCTCAGCAAATCTGCTTTAGCATCATCCGAAATGGTAACCTGATACTCTTTCATTAAGCATTTTCCTTAAATTGAGATAGAAATTCTCTGACATCCTGACGTTTACCACCTTTAGCATCTTCAAAGCTAGTGATCAGTTTATCGTAAAACTCCTCCTGACTCATATAATCGACATTAACTCGTTGAGGTGCTTCAGCCAGAGAAACATCAAATGGGATGCCACCAGTCAAAATAATCTGATTCAAAAACATATCAATCGCAGTTGACATGGGAATACCCAAGCGTTTCAATATCTCGTCTGCTGCACTTTTTACTGAATCATCAACTCGTAAATTTAAAGTTCCTGTTTTAGCCATGGCAATCCTCCTTATTATGTAACGACATTGTATCACATTTTGTGTATTGCCTCAACTAAAAGCTCAATAGCCCCCGCTCATCATAGACACTTGTTCCATTACCTTGATGGCGAATACAACGGTCAAGTCCCATGATAAGAGCCACAATACCGTCAATCTTCTCGACTGACTTTTCCTTATCTGGCTTGATGTTACCAGCAGGGTCTTGTCGCATGACCACGTTTTGTCCCATCCATTTGAGAACTGGATGACCACCGTGTTGGATTTTCCCTTCCATCATGAGCTTGTAAAATTCCTTGGACGGTGGGCTCATATCCTTATAGCCCTGCCCAAAAGGCACCATGGTTAAGCCCATCCCCTCAAGGTTCTGCACCATTTGTGTCGCATTCCATCGGTCATAGGCAATCTCCTTGATGTGGTAGGTTTCAGAGAGTTGTTCAATAAAGGCTTCGATGAAACCATAGTGAACAACATTCCCTTCGGTCGTCTTGATGTAGCCCTGCCTTTCCCAAACGTCATAAAGGACGTGGTCACGACGACATCTAAGTTCCAAGGTGTCCTCTGGTAACCAAAAAAAGGGCAAGATAATGTAGTTCTCCTCGCTATGTCGTGGTGGGAAGACCAAGACAAATGCGGTGATGTCAGAAGTGCTTGATAAGTCAAGCCCTGCGTAACAGTCACGACCTTTTAGAGCTTCATAGTCGATTGGGCTATTTCCTTTGGCATAAACATGTTCAGGTATCCAAGCCACGCTGGAACTCGTCCACATGTTGAGTCGGAGTTGCTTAAAGACATTCTCCTCTGCTGGGTTATCAAGAGCCTGTTGGTAGGCTTCACGAACACGGTCAATCCCAATGGTATGACCAAGTGATGGATTAGCTTTCAGCCAGTTGGCTTCGTCATTCCAATCATCTGCATCAGAAAGACCATAAACTACTGGATAAAAGGACGTGTCCTTCTTTCGACCTTTAAGAATATCAAGTGCCTTGGTGTGGAGTTCATAACAGATGGAGTTTTTATCAGTTCCAGCTGTTGTGATGATAAAAAAGAGAGGTTGTTCCCTAGCATCACCAGAACCCTTAGTCAAGACATCATAGAGATGGCGGTTGGGTTGGGCATGGATTTCGTCAAAGACAAGTCCTGACACGTTGAGTCCGTGTTTGGTTCCTGTCTCAGCGGAGAGGACTTGGTAAAATCCAGCGTTTGAATAGTTGACTATCCGCTTGGTTGCTCCCATGATCTTTGAGCGTTTCTCAAGCGGTCGGCTCATCAAAACCATTTGTTTGGCAACGTCAAAGACGATAGACGCTTGGTTACGGTCACAAGCCGCCCCATAAACTTCTGCACTGGCTTCATTGTCAGCGTAGAGAAGATAGAGAGCAATAGCTGCGGCGAGTTCAGACTTGCCATTTTTCTTTGGAATCTCGATGTAGGCTGTCAGAAACTGACGGTTACCATCTTCCTTAACAATTCCAAAGAGGTCACGAACTATCTGTTCCTGCCACGGCAACAAATCAAATTTCTTCCCAGCCCACTTCCCCTTGGTATGAGATAGGTTATTAATAAAGGTCACTGCTCTATCTGCCTTTGCCTTGTCGTAACGAGAAGTCGGAAGCATAAAGGGACTCGGTTCGTAGTGATAGGTCATAAAACACCTCCTAATAAATCCTCCATCTCATCACCAGTGCCAACCTCTGCGTCCATGGTCGCCAAGCGATTACGAGCTGATGGTGTCAGACCAAACTGCTCACAGAACTTAAGCATGATTTTCAGATTGGTCTGGCTGATAGATACCTGTGGCACTTGTTGGAGATAACCATTTGGAGTCTTGATGATAGACCCATGTTTAGAGAGAAACTCTTCGGCTTCCTTCCAACGGGCATAGGCTTGGCAATAGCCTGCGAAGGCTGTCATATCCATCTCCGTTAATATCCCTATCTGTTCGAGGATTTTGCCCATCCGCTTCCATTCCTTCTTGGCATCGTCTTCGAGCCACTGTGGGCAACGTGGGGCTTTCTGTTTTAGTAGGTAGAGGTCGTTTCCCAGGGTTTCCTTCAAGTATTTTCAAATTTGTAGGCTTTGGTTTTCGCCCTCTAACTGCCACGGTCTCACCCCCTTTTTGGCACAAGAAAAGGCTTCTTAGCGAAACCTTGTCTATTCTTGTATTGCCTTTTCTATTTCTTCTTTCGTCAAGACAGTTGTCGGCTTAAGATTAAAATGATTACATTCATCAATGTAGATATCAATTTCAGTTTGCGGATGCGTACTAGTCATAAGAGTGATGACTTCTTCGTGGGTTAACTGTACAGGAATATCACCACTATCAAAAACAAATTCATTGTGCCCAGCTCTTAAATAGCAATAAATACTTCTTATAAAATCATGCCTATTTGGTTCTACAATAACCACCCTATCAATACCATGCAACACGTTTAAGCTCTGCCCATTGTCCCAAGAAACGATTAGCGATCCAATATCATCCACATCTTCTACTGTTCCTAGCATACCTATTGGAACACTGTAAGGGTCGTCCATATGCACTAAACGAACTCGAGTACCAGTTGGGTATGTTTTTCTTAACCGTTCAAGGGTTTTATCATCCATTTGCTTCTCCTTATCTCACAAAGGTTTGAGATACCTCGGCCCATAACACTTCGGTGTCTTCGTAAATGTAGCGTGCTTCCAGTTCGTTAAACCCACCAAGTTCGATACCATTTGTAATATCATTCAATAAATCATTAATTTGGTCAAGATTTCCTTGTTCAATCACATCTAGTGAATAATTTCTCGGCTTAGTGTAATGTTGTTTCATTACAGTTAGGTGAATAAAGCAGCTATCAATAATTTCGTTGAACTCATTTTTTGTCATCGTTTTGACTTCCTTTGTCTTTTGGTAACAGCATATTACCGTAAGGTTCACCTTATATCCAGTGATTAGCTACTAGTCTAAGCAGATAAAATGGCCTTCCCAATAGTATAAACCACCGTTACCGTCACGCCATTACCAGCTTGTTTGTAGAGCTGGGCATCAGAGTTGACAGCCTGAGCTTTGTCAAATAAGTCATCTGAAAAGCCTTGGAGCCTGAAGCACTCTCGTGGAGTCAAGCGTCTGATTTTTACGACTCGACCATTCCAAACCACAGCTCCCATCCGTCCACCACAAGATAGATTGTGGGCGATGCCTTTCCCAACCCTAGCTCGTCTCGTTTGTGAGCCTGGATAGGAAAGATCAACTGAATCTCCAAGCTCTGCCACTTGGTAGCCCTGCTTTGTGCCATTTCTGACCTTGATACCCTCAAGAACACCATGTCGGTCTTGAGAGGTAAGAGTAAACATCGGCTCATCCTGTTCCTTAAGCCGTCTGCCATTTTGCCGTTTTATTACCCTGTCTGGTGTTAGAATGGGTTGGACTTCAAGGACACCAGAGTTCATGGCAGTTCTCTTTGTAGCACCTGCCGTGTAGCGAGCGGTGATACACCGTGCTTCATCAGTTAGCTTTGGTTCAGTCAAAGACTGGTCAATCAGATAAAGACCTGTCTTAGCTCCCAGTCCTCCACCCTCACCAACAAGGGTTGTGGCAATGCCACTAGGGTCGTAGACTCGGTAGCTCTGCATACCACCTATAAGTTGCTTAAGATGGCTACCGCTTTCTCCGCTGAGAGGTAATACTTGTCGTCGACCCCGGCTTCTAAGATGTCCGAGAGTATAGATGCGTTCTCGGTTTTGGGGAACTCCGTAATCTTTTGAGTTGAACACTTGCCATTCGAGGTCATACCCTGCTTGATCCAGGATAGAGAGATAGTCGAGATAATCTCGTCCTCCGCCACTTGATAGAAGTCCCTTAACATTTTCAAGGAGTACCCACTCGGGTTTATCTTCTTCTTTTTGGCTCTGGAGGAGGTCAACAAATGTAAAAAAGAGTCCACTTCGCTCACCGTATAAGTCTGCTCGCTTTCCTGCGATAGACAAATTTTGACAAGGGCTTCCCGCAGTCCATAAATCTGCTTTTGGAAGTCGTGTGGGGTCAATGCTTGTGATGTCGTCATGAAACCATTCTCCTTCTGTATCATACATTGCTTCGTAGGACTTTCGTGCAAACTTGTCCTTTTCACAGTAGCCAAGACAGGTCATCCCTGCCAACTCCAACCCACGACGAAAGCCACCCACTCCTGCAAAGAAATCAAGAAAGGTTAGGGTCATGAGTGTTCCTCCATTACTTCTAAGGCTTGGTCATAGCTCAAAGTCTCACCGTTTCGGAGTACCGACACATCTCTATTACTAGTTGACTCCATGTAGCGTTTGACAATGACATCCACAAACTTTTCATCAAGCTCAATCCCATAACAAACTCGACCAGTCTGGTCTGCTGCCATGAGGGTTGACCCTGAACCAAGAAATGGATCAAAAACAAGCGTTCCTCGCATGGATGAGTTTTGAATAGGATAAGCCATAAGCTGAATAGGCTTCATGGTTGGGTGGTCTTTACTAGACTTAGGACGGTCGTATTCCCAGATAGTTGTCTGCTTACGGTCGCTGAACCACTGGTGTTTTCCCTTTTGTTTCCAACCAAAGAGACAGGGTTCGTGTTGCCATTGGTAAGGACTACGTCCGAGAACCAGTGAGTTCTTCTTCCAAATGCAACTCCCACTTAAATAGAAACCAGCGTCCTTAAAAGCCTTCCGGAAATTCAGACCTTCCGTGTCTGCATGGAAAACATAGATAGACGCATCGGCTTCCATATGACTTTCCACTTGAGTGAACATATCAAAAAGGAACTGGTAGAAGTCCCTGTCCGACATATTGTCATTGAGGATTTTTCCAGCGGTCTCTTCAACGTCCACGTTATAAGGCGGATCCGTCACAATAAGATTGGCTTTCTTATCCCCCAGCAATTGCTCGTAGGTTTCTGCTTCGGTGGAGTCACCACAAATCACTCGGTGTTTTCCGAGTTGCCAGATGTCACCACGTCTTGCGACCGTTGGTTTCTTCAACTCCTCATCCACATCGAAATCGTCTTCAGACAAGTCCTTGTCATGGATGTTGGACAGAATGTCATCAATCTCTGGTGGCTCAAACCCAGTCAAATCAAGGTTGAAATCAGACTCTTGCAAGTCCAAAAGCAAGTCAGCGAGGGGCTGGTCATCCCATTGACCAGTGATTTTATTAAGGGCAATATTCAGTGCCTTTTCATCTTCCTTGGAAAGAGAGACAATGACGCATTTTGCGGTTTCATACTTGAGGTCTTTAAGAACCGTTAGGCGTTGGTGACCACCGATGACCGTCAAATCGTCATTGACAATGATGGGGTCAACGTAGCCAAACTTGAGTAGACTCTGTTTAATCTTTTCGTACTCCTTATCGCCCTTCTTTAATTTCTTTCGAGGGTTATAAGAGGCCGGCTTTAAGTCACTTAGGGGGAGTTCCTTAATTTCCATATTGGGTTGAGTTGTCATGCACTACTCCTTTTCTAAATCGATGTTCTACGTAACAAGGGTGTCCGCAGAACTTCCTTGTTGGATTGGCATAGGATAAAAAAGACCTGCCACAGTTTTGGCAAGTCAATTCATCGTATGCAGTTTTGGTTTTATCATGTTGGCTTTGATGGTTTCGCCACCAGATAGCTCGACACCTATTTGAGCAGAACTTTTTAGGTCTGCCTTGGACAGCATGGTGTAACTTTTTCATGCAGTTCTTACAATATGAACGTTCTCCTTCATCAAGCTGATACTTGACAAACTGACCCATTCCTTTTAACTTTGGGTGTCTACGGCAATATTGCTTCACCGAACCAAGAGACATGTTTAACATTTGAGCAATGGCACCATAGCCAAATCCATCTCGCCTAAGTTTCCAAATGCCTCGCCGCTGATTATCGTTCATTTGTTTTCCTCCAAGAACTAAAAATGGTTAATTTCTCTATTTTTCATGTATTTATCCCTTCAAAAACAGGCCAAAACAAACACTGGCAAACGATACTTACCCTGCTAGAAAGATTGACACCATAATGGTTCAATGCACTTTTTAACTGTTTTGGGTATGCCCCTAACGAATTTTGCGAAAATGCACGTTTGAGGGGGCGTCGGTCTTTGTGGGACAAGGGATTAGAGATTTAATCCCCCCTACCCCCCAAGCGTAAAAAAGAGATACTTTTAGAACGAAACGCCAATATTAAAACCGATAGGTATACTCCACATATCGGTCAGTCGTCTTGGTCTTTCTATCGTGACAAGTTTTACAGAGAGCTTGCCAATTAGATTGATTCCAAAAGAGGTCTTGATCACCTCGGTGGGGAGTGATATGGTCAACTACCGTTGCCTTGGTCAGTCGTCCTTCTCTTTGACAGTAAACACACAAAGGGTTGAGCTTCAGGTATCTAAGCCGTTCCTTGTTCCACCGTGCGTTGTATCCTTTAGCTTTGGTTGACTTAGCATCAAGCGAGTGGTTAGCTTTGTGAATTTCACAGTACTTATTCCCATAGCTCACAAGGTTAGGACAACCGCTTTGCTTACAAGGTGTGCTTGGTCTACGTGGCATCTTACTGCTCCCAAGGAAGGTAGGACTTGGTGAAATGCCCAAGGCAAGTGTTCTTAGTGTAATCCACATCTAAGAGGTTCAACTCCTTGATGAGCCCTTGTGGGGTCAGGTCGTAGCGTTCACGAACTACTCCCTCAAGCTGTTCAGCTGGGTAATCACTGGTTCCAAAGGTGCTCACGTAAACACCAACAGGTTCAGCAACTCCAATGGCATAAGCTAACTGGACTTCACAACGTTTAGCATAGCCTTCACGGACAAAGTCCTTGGCAATCTTCCGTGCCATGTAAGCAGCTGAGCGGTCTACCTTACTAGGGTCTTTACCAGAGAAGGCACCACCTCCATGGTGGGCAAAGCCACCGTAGGTATCTGCCACAATCTTACGACCGGTTACTCCAGCGTCTGCGTAAGACCCACCCAGAACAAAACGACCGGTTGGGTTAACCAATACCTTGAAGTCAAGATTCTGACGGTAGCGTTGAGCAACGGACATCATAGCTTGGGTGACAATACGTTTGACTGAAGCAAGGTCAACCTCCTCATCGTGTTGGATAGAAACGAGGAAGGTCTCGATACGTTTGTTTTCATAATCGTAAGTGACTTGAGCCTTGGCATCTTTACCCAAGGCAGGATGACCAAGGTTGGTTAGCTTTTCAAGAACACGAGTCGCCAACACGTAAGGGAGTGGTAAGAACTCTGGTGTTTCATCGGTCGCATAACCGAACATAATCCCTTGGTCACCTGCACCACCACTATCCACACCTTGAGCGATGTCTGGACTTTGAACACCAAGGAGGTTAGTCACCATGATATCCTCCATGCCGTAAAGTTCAAGAACCTTTTTGACAATGCCTTCAAGATTGAAGAAGTGCCTGGTTGAAACTTCTCCTGCCACAACCACTTGGTTATCTTTGATAAGTGTTTCAACGGCTACACGGCTGTTCTTATCATACTTGAGACATTCCGTCACAATAGCATCTGAGATTTGGTCACAGAGCTTGTCTGGATGTCCGCTAGAAACTTGTTCACTGGTATAAATCATGTTTTCCTCCACGCAAAAAGCCCAACCCTTTTGGGCTAGGCTTGGGTTTATTTTACTGATTGTTGGCCTGCTTCGTAGGCTCTCTCGAGTGCCCTTTTGATTCCCCAAACCGAAACATCGTAGAAGTCAAGATTGTCACTTCTTCGTGTCTCTAAGGTTTCAACCCTAAGTTCTTATTTGGCAATTTCTGTTAAAAGGGCATTGAGTTTTTCTTGTTGGCGTTTTGTCATTTTGATGACCTCCTCTTGTTTTTGTAGGTGTATATTACCGTACAAGTGGAAGGTTATCCAGTCATTACTGGGAGATTTTTTATCTTTTTTGACACTTACAATTCTACCACAAATTTTTACAAAAGGAGTTCAGAGGTAGTTCAATATAAGTTCAGCCCTAGTTCAAGGTGAGTTCATATAAAGTTCAATCGTCAAAGAACGACCCAGCTTAACGAAAATCTGTCGAATATGTTCCAGTAACTTTCTACGCCAATTATGAACTGTTCCACGACTGATATGAAATTCTCGCATTAAATAGTCCCAGTTACAGTCAGGTTTGAGAAGTTCCACCGCAAATTCCGAAAGATCTCCTTTGAGAAATCGTATCGCCATATCAAACGTTTCAAGGTCACTTGCCAAACGAATATAGCGTTGACTAAGGTCTGATAAGAGTTCCTCGTTTTCTTGAACCATCTTCTCACGAAAACTTAAGGCAATCATTTCTGACCGTTGATTTGTTGGTGTACTGGTAACTTTAGGTTCATCAGACCGCTCAAAGACTAAAGAACTAATTACCTCATTTTCCGTTACTGGTTTGAAGTTATTTAAACGGTACTTTAACATTTCCAACTCCCATTTGAGTTCATTGTAATGTGTCAGTATATATTCTGCCTTATCCATCTGTTCCTCCTACTTGTGCTTTGACGGCTTCAAGCAGCCGTGCTTGTTGGGCATCTTTATTTTCCAGTACTTTGAGAATCTCCTCGTCAATGGTGCATTCGGTTACGATGTGTTGGATAACCACAGTTTCAGCCTGTTGCCCTTGTCGCCAAAGTCGTGCGTTGGTTTGTTGGTAGAGTTCCAGTGACCACGTCAAACCGAACCAAACCAAGTGGTGTCCACCCTTTTGTAAATTTAGTCCATGACCGCTACTAGCTGGATGAAGCAGACCAACTGAGACATTCCCTTTATTCCACTCACGGATATCTTCCTCAGTTTTAAGGACTGTTCCCTTAACTTTAAGTTTCGCCAAACGTTCCTCAATGCGCTTAAGGTCGTGTTTGAACCAATAGGCGACCAGGACTGGCTCACCGTTGGCGGCTTCGATAATATCTTCAAGGGCGTCCAGTTTCTGGTCATGAAGACTAACTACTTGCTGGTCATCTGAGTAGACGGCACCATTTGCCATCTGCACCAGCTTGTTTGAAAGACTTGCCGCATTGGCAGCTGTCACTTCAGTGTCTTCAAGGTCTGCCATGATGTAGTCTTTCTTGAACTGGCTGTAGCTTGCCTTTTCTTTATCCGTCAGTCGCACCACTTTCTTGGTCGAAATCAACTCAGGCATGTCCAGATAATCCATAGCTTTCATGGAAATGGTAATGTCATCAATCTTGTCATAAATCTGACACTCCGCATAGTCCATGGGGAGGTATTCATAGACGACATTGCCATTCCTACGACCCTCACGGAAATAACGACCACGGTATTCGCCAATGAACCGACCCAACCGTTCACCACCGTCAATGACCTTGAACTCCGCAAACAAGTCCATGAGTCCGTTTGAGGAAGGAGTTCCTGTCAGCCCAACTACTCGTTTCATGTAAGGACGCATAGCCATGAAGGCCTTGAAACGTTTAGACTGCCATGATTTGAATGAACTTAATTCATCGATGACAACCATGTCCCACTTGAAGTAGGGGCTGCACTGTTCCACCAGCCAAGGGAGATTTTCACGATTGACAATGTAGATGTCTGCGTCTTTCTCAAGGGCTGCTTGTCTTTGTTTGGGAGTGCCCACAATCTTGGAATAGCGGAGATGGTTCAGCTCCTCCCACTGGTCAATTTCATCACTCCAGACTGTGGTGGCAACACGAAGGGGTGCAATCACCAAAACTTTATAAACTTCGTAGCGGTCAAACATCAGCTCGTTAATAGCTGATAGGGTGGTGGCTGTTTTCCCCATCCCCATGTCTAGGATGACCGCTGCATAGGGAGTTCTTATGATGAAGTCCTTGGTGACTTCTTGATAGTCATGTAGTTTCAATTTCATCTAGCACTTCTCCAATCTTATCAACTCTGTCTAGCACATGGACCTTGAAACCTAATCGCTCAAATAGTCTGTGCCTAGAGACTTGTAACAAACGTGGCTTTTCGCCAGGGGCTTTCACTTCCACTAGGCCAAACTTGCCACTAGGTAAAAACACCAACCTATCTGGCACACCTGCAAAAGATGGTGACACCCACTTAGGACAAATCCCACCACGGTTTCTGACTTCACTCACTAACTTTCTCTCAACAACTTTTTCTCGCATGATAAATCCTTTCGTCAGATAAAAGAGTGGAGGTCTAATGAGGTCATTTCCTAAACTTTCCCTATGTGCTTTTTATTAGTATTTTTATTTGCATAGAGATAGTTATAGAAAAGACCATCACTGACTTACACTAAATCGAGAAATAGATGTCGTGGAACTCAATCCATAAACTTTTTAGTATTCATTTCTTGATAGATTTTTTCTTTTTGGTTTCCACGACTGTCACTCCTAAAATCTCCACTTTCTGATGGTGTGGAACTCAAAGCCGTTTGGTGGAGGTCACTTAGTCAAGGAAATCATCACCATCATCAGCTAGTTTTAGACCCATGATGAAGTTTCCTTTATTGGTCCGCTTACGTTCAAATCCAGCTTGAGCTAAGGCTGCATAGAAATCTGTTGTGTTGCGCGTGTACTCCATGTTTTGGACGCAATAAGCACGGTAACGGCTATAAAGCTCCCCAGATTTCTCGCTCAATTTATCTCCCACTTCACAACACTCGCTTAAGAAGTGTCCTAGCCAATCGTTGGCCTCTCGGTAAACTTTGACTGAGTTTGCGACTGCAGCAGGAACTTTTGTTTTGAAGTTTGCCTTGATAGCTTTCTCAGCTCCTTCAATAATCCAAGACATAATGGCTGGTGCGGCATGGTCATACAAATAGTCCGCAAAGTTTTTGATATCAGAGCGACCAGTGATTTTGGCGTTAAATGGGATAACAACCAAACGACGCCAAGTCCCATCATCGTTCGCTCCTACTTTAGGCAGATGATTTGTGTAAAGAACCAGCGTATGAGAAGGTACAAAGTGAAAAGGATCCTTGTACTTCTTCTCTGCTTGGATTTCGTCCGTAGAGGTAATCTGCTTAACAACAGCAGTATTGAGTCGCATTCCCTCAGCCATCTCTGAAGCAATCACAAGACGCTTTCCTTTAAGCTCCGCAAGTTCAGGGCTCACGTTTCTCTTGTTAGACATGGTTAAGGCATCAGCCGATAATTTCCCAGAATAGCTTCCTAGCACACGAGCAATCGTGTTCCAAAAGGTCGACTTACCGTTCGCACCGCCACCATAGGCAATAATCATATGTTCCTGATAAACCTTACCAATAGCTGCCATCCCAATGATTTCTTGAACATAGTCAATCAACTCTTGGTCGTTACAGAAAAAGGTAGCCAAGGTTTCCTGCCACAATCCCATGCCTTGGTCGCCTGGAGATACTGTGGTCATTTTCGTAATGTAGTCTTTGGGATCATGCTCATGTGAACCCGATAAACCAATACGCAAGTCGTAAGTAGCCTCAGGAGTATTAAGCACCATATCATCCTTATCAAGCTCGGATAAATCAATGGCAAGCATAGGCTTAGCGGTATTATGGGTTGCTGTGATGTAACGATAATCACGGCGCTTCATCACAAATTGATAGTAGGTTCTGGCAGCTAGATAAGTCGTATAGAGCTTTTGTTGGGTTGGTGTTTCAATCACTTTAGCTAGTGCTTTTCCTCCCTCTCGAACTAGGTTTTCTGAAACACCAGTGTTAACTAAGTCTTTGATAACTTTCTCGTATTTGTCGCTAGCATCTTCCAGCTGCAAATCCATAAATTCAAGGACTGCACCAATAGCTAATTGCTTATCTTCTTTCCAGTACTGACCTGTAAAGGTAAGGTAATCCGTCGCATTCGTATAAGCTAACTTTTCTCCGTATTCACGAGCAAGAACTCCTGCTTCTCCAATATCGGAATAATCATCAGGTTTTAACTCCCCACGATTAAAGGCTTCTGGCGACACATACCCTTCTGAGCCTTTAATGGTCCGATTGTAGAAACGCACCGCACTTCCCCAGATAGTATCTAGTTCAGTCTTATCAAGTGGTGGATCACATTTCAAGGCTTGTTCATCAAATCCGTCACGAGCTTCCTGTGTTATCCCAAGGCGTTTGAGGATTTTAGCCGCAAACTGCGACATGGTTGAGTTACGGCTTCCCTCAGTAATTGGTCCAGTTGGTGGAGTATAGAAATCCGCATCGAAATCTTCTTCATCTGAATCAAACGAAGAGTCCAATAAATCAGCATCTATAGTCAGCCATGAATCATTCCAAAAAACTTGTGCATTTGGATTACCGAAGAAGAAACGTGCTGCATCCTTAGCGTTCGTATCAAAGAAGTTATACTGATTCGTCAACTCTTCTTTTAGAAAGGCATAGGTATCTTTATCAGTAACCTCATTGATTTGGAAGTAAATATGAAATTTGGGTCTTGCTACCTTACTGCCTTTTTGAACCATGTGGTTTCGACTTGTAACCAAAGCAAAATGGTAATCCGAAAACAGTATTTTTAGGTATTCCTCTGTAATCCAATCATCAGGATTTTCTGTATGGTCATTATCAATATCCATGACTAATACATCTGACTTAAGGAAATTAGCGTTCGATCGAGTGTTATTGGAAAACAATCCTGCCACATGGTCGTACTGAGCAATACGTTTTAGACTAGTTTCATCCGTGATTGTCACTTGGTGCGGGTAGACCGTTGTTGTTTGAACACCAGATTGCCCTGAATGAGATAAGGTAAATTGCATGCATCATGCCTCCATCTTTCGTTGTTGAATTAGGAATTACTCTTCCTAACTTACTAAGTAAGAATCCGACAGGATTTTCCGCACTAACAGAAAATTTTTTCTAAAAAAATAAAAGTTTCCTATTAAATGCACAGGAAACTTTTTTTGATGAGCAAATTTTTTCTTATCAGGCGGAAAAATTTATCTCAACCCTACTTAGTATGGTGTAAGGGATAAAAAATAAAAAAATCTCTTCCAAAGTGGAAAATCCACTCAAAACCTTACTTAGTAAGATAGGAGGACCCAATATGGCAAACGAACCATACATCGAACCTGATGATGATGTGGCTGATACCCTCATAGCCATCAGCGTTATCTCAAAACTACTCGCTCGGAAAATTACGGAGGAAAGACAACATGAGCAAAATGAAACAACTGAATGAACTGATTAATGAAATGGAAGGCACAGCCAAATACTATCTTCGCTTAGTAGATGAGTTCAAGAAGATCCTCTCTACTGAGGAAGAAACTACAACAACTTCAAAAGAACCAAAACATAAACCACAAAAGGAACTCAAACTCGAAGACGTTCGTTCCGTCCTTGCGACAAAAGCCAAAGATGGCTACAAGAACGAAGTTCGTGCTCTTCTCAATAAATATGGTGCAGAATCCCTATCAGCCTTAGCAACTGAGCACTACGCAGCGGTTCTTGAAGAAGCTGGAGGAATTGGCCATGACTAACCATGCTGTCCTATCTGCTTCCGCATCCCATCGCTGGCTCAACTGTCCGCCTTCTGTTCGCTTAACCGAGGACATGCCAGATGTTACTTCTGAATTTGCCCTTGAGGGAACTGACGCTCACGAGCTCTGTGCTTACCTTGTTGAGAAGGCACTAGGCAGAAAGGCGCGTGATCCAACTGAGGATCTGTCCTTCTACAATGAAGAGATGCAAAATTGTGCCGAGGAATATCGCAACTACGTCATGGAACAGGTCGAGAAAGCTAAAGACTACTCTCATGACCCAACAGTACTTATCGAGCAACGTTTGGACTTCTCCAAATGGGTACCTGAAGGGTTCGGTACTGGCGACTGTCTGATTGTGGCAGATGGACTTCTTCAAGTGATCGACTACAAGCACGGTTTGGGCATTCTGGTCGATGCCGACCACAACCCACAAATGATGTGCTATGCCCTAGGTGCTCTTGAGATGTTCGATGGAATCTATGATTTTGATAATGTCACCATGACTATCTTTCAACCACGGAAGAACAATATCTCTACCTTTGAAATGGATAAGGCTGAACTGCTTGAATGGGCGGAAGACCAGCTCTCACCTAAAGCTGAACTTGCCTTTAAAGGCGAGGGAGAACTGAAATCTGGTAAACACTGCCAGTTCTGCAAGATTAAGAATGTCTGTCGCAAACGTGCGGAGGATAATTTAGCACTCGCCAAGATGGAGTTTGCGGATCCTGCTACTCTAGACTATGAGGATATTGCAGAGATTTTGCCTAAACTGGACTTACTGGTTTCATGGGCAAACGATGTCAAAGCCTATGCTTTGAAAGAAGCTACTGAGGGACACTCCATTCCAGGCTACAAATTAGTAGAGGGACGCTCAGTTCGTAAGTTTTCAGACGAAGCTGCCGTCAGTCAAGCTGTGATGGATGCTGGCTTTGATCCTTACGAAAAGAAACTCCTAACTATCACTGCCATGACTAAACTCCTTGGCAAGAAAACCTTTAACGACCTGCTTGGTGGTCTGATTGTAAAACCAAGCGGTAAACCAACACTCGTTCCTCTTGACGACAGTCGTCAAGAATTGAACCTAGCTACTAATGAATTTAAAGAGGATTAAACGTATGACAACTAAAGTACAAACTACAAAAGTAATCACTGGTAAAAACACACGCTTCAGCTACTTGAATGCCAATGAACCTAAGTCCATCAACGGAAGCACGCCAAAGTACAGCGTCTCTCTTATCATTCCAAAGGATGATATTGAAACTGTCGATAAAATCAAAGCAGCCATTGAGCTTGCCTACAAGGAAGGCGAGTCCAAACTCAAAGGCAATGGAAAATCTGTCCCAGAACTTTCTATCCTTAAAACTCCACTTCGTGATGGAGACTTAGAGCGTCCTGATGATGAAGCTTATCGCAATGCCTACTTCGTCAATGCCAACTCACCACATAAGCCTGGGGTTGTGGACGCTAATCGACAAGAGATTATAGATACTTCTGAACTCTACTCAGGTATCTATGGCCGTGCGTCTATTTCCTTCTATGCCTTCAACTCTAATGGTAACAAGGGTATCGCCTGTGGTTTGAATAACTTGCAAAAACTCCGTGATGGAGAGCCACTTGGTGGACGTACTCGTGCTGAAGACGACTTTGCAACTGATGACGATGATGATTTCTTGAACTAAGAACGGAGGACTAAATATGTTTGAAACAATTTTCTTTTACTCACTTATTGGCATTTACCTATTCTTTGGTCTGTACCTCAACTACATGACCATCCGTGATGATATTCGTCGTGAAAAAGAACGTAAGGCTGAAAAGAAACATCATAGCAACAACACAACACCGCTACATCGTAGCCGATAACACCTCCGGTGGCAGCCACTCCTGCCACCTTTTTATGAAAGGACAAGCTATGCTAATAAAAGAACTATCCATCGACTTAGAGACCTACTGTGAGGTAGATTTGAGAAAGTCTGGTGTTTATCACTACGCAGAAGATGATTCTTTTGAAATCCTTCTCTTAGCAGTCTCTGTTGACAATGGTCCAGTAACAGTTTATGACCTAACTAAAGAAAATCTTCCTGATCAAATCCTACAAGCATTGGTGAATGACTCCATTATTAAGTGGGCTTTTAATGCCTCATTTGAACGCATCTGTCTGTCTAACTGGCTAAAGAAACATCATCCAAAATTATTGTCCGAGGGCTTTCTGTCTCCAAACTCATGGCGTTGTAGCATGGTTTGGTCAGCATATCTTGGACTTCCACTCTCTCTTGAAGGAGTCGGAACAGTTCTAAAACTCAAAGACCAGAAGTTAAAAGAAGGTGGGGATTTGATTCGTTACTTCTGTCTGCCCTGCAAACCTACCAAAATTAATGGTGGACGAAAACGAAACTTCCCTCATCACGCACCTGATAAGTGGGCAGCCTTTATCAACTACAACAAGCGTGACGTTGAGGTTGAGTTAGCCATCAAAGATAAACTCCGTAACCACCCTGTTCCTAACTTTCTTTGGGAAGAGTATCATCAAGACCAAAATATCAATGATCGTGGGATTGGTATTGATGTAGACTTTGTCAAAGCAGCTATTACCATTGACGAGGAAAGCAAATCTAAAATTCAAGAGGAACTTAAAGAACTTACTGGGCTTGAAAATCCCAACTCTGTTCTTCAAATGATTGGCTGGCTACGAGAACACGGAGTAACGACTAATTCTCTTGATAAGAAAGCTGTCAAAGAGCTATTAAAGGTAGTCGATGCAAAGACAGCTAAAGTCCTAAAGTTAAGACAACAGGCGGCTAAATCTAGCGTTTCTAAATACCAAGCCATGGTAAACTGTGTTTGTTTGGACGGTCGAGCTAGAGGGATGTTCCAATTCTACGGAGCAAATCGAACGGGTCGTTGGGCTGGGCGATTGGTACAACTTCAGAACCTCCCACAGAACCATCTTCCTGACCTTAAAGAGGCTAGAGACCTCTTCAAAACTGGTGACTTAGAGGCAACTGATCTCCTCTATGGTACGCAAGATACCCTATCTCAACTCATCCGTACTGCTTTTGTACCTAGTGATGGGAAAAAGTTTATCGTCTGTGACTTTTCTGCCATAGAAGCGCGAGTATTATCTCACCTAGCTGGCGAAAAATGGCGAAGCATGGTCTTTGAACAAGGCAAGGACATCTACTGTATGTCAGCTAGCCAGATGTTTGGGGTGCCTGTTGAGAAGCATGGACATAACGCAGACTTGCGTCAGAAAGGGAAAATTGCAGAGTTGGCCTGTGGCTATGGCGGAGCAGTCGGGGCACTTCAAGCCATGGGGGCTATTGACATGGGGCTTGATGAACAGGAGCTGCAGCCTCTTGTGGACTCGTGGAGACAAGCCAACCCAAACATCGTACTCTTTTGGTGGGATGTTGATAAAGCTGTAAAGACTGCAGTAAAGTACCAAAAGCAAACTGAAACCCATGGTATTCAATTCAAAGTAAGAAAAGGGATGTTATTTATTACTCTTCCTTCTGGACGCAAACTCGCCTATGTCAAACCTAAAATGGGAGAGAACCAATTTGGTGGAGAGTCCGTCACCTACGAAGGTACAGGAACTGCTAAACGTTGGGAGAGACTTGAAAGCTATGGTCCAAAATTTGTCGAGAATATTATTCAAGCTATAAGTCGAGACATACTCGCTTACTCTATGAAACAACTGAAAGACTTCAGAATTGTAGGACATGTGCATGATGAAATCATCATTGAGTGTGACCAGAGCCAAAATCTTGAGCAAATCGCAACTTTGATGGGAAAAGCACCATACTGGATGCCTGATATTAACCTCAGAGCTGATGGATACGAGTGTCTCTTCTATCAAAAAGACTGACAAAAAATCGCCACCTCAGTTGAGATGGCGATTTGGTTTTATTTGTTGAGTTCTTTGTAAAGTTTCAGCCCTTCTTTCTGGGCATTATTGACTTTCTTATAGCCTGCAGATTTCTTAACACCTAGGTACTCGAAGATTTCTTTATTCTCATAACCTTCAAAAAGCATATCTAAAATTTCTGGTACTTGGAAATTGGTTGCTGCGAGTTTAGCTTTCAAGAAGTCCAGTTGATCCATTACTAGATATAGTTCAATACCTTCATCAGCAATTGCTAAATCCTGCTTTTCAGTGAAGGCTTCCCAGGAGGAGACCTCTAAAGTATTCTTTTTAGGTTTACGAAAATCCTTGAGATAATCATTGACTGAGTTGTTATACCACCAAACCATTTGTTCATACTCCTCTTCTGCCACAGGGACAAAGGCTGTTAGAATTGGAATACTCATAATACGGCATTGTCGAATGTACCACGAATCAGTCCTGAATATTCTGAGGACATATAATAGTCCTGAACGAACATTGGCGCTAGTACTTCACCCTTTGATGGCTCCACACCAGTTGATGAAGATTGAGTTTGATAGTAGTTGAAAAAGTTGACATTGATTGGCATGCTTTTGACTCCGTTTCTTTGGCAAGCAAAGAAAAAGAGTATGACAAACCAATATTCAGTTGTGTATTTGACCACATCAGCAATTCCTCTGCTTAATCATGGTCAACTGGCTTTATAAGTTGAGCTGTTTTCCCTAAAAATACAGTTAAAGCCAATAATGTAGGAGCTTTCCCCATTACAAAGTATTTTTAAGGAGACGATAACTTGTAGGATTAATCTTTACTCTCTCAGTATATAGTTTTTCTTCTATCAAAAATAGGTAGTCCAAACTTCCGCCTTAAAACGCCCTTGGCAACAGATTTCTGGAATTTTTATGTAGTAAAATCATGCTAATTCAATCTCAAAACCGGAAGCTGAGTTTCCGGTTTTTTGAAAAAAATAAAAAAACTACCACAAATTTTGTGATAGTTTATAAGGTTTTCATTTTTGCAGCCTGTAAAATTGAGTTTATCTCAGAAAGAGGTTTATAATAACTTGTTGATAGCAACATTTTATATACTTGGTGTGGTGGAGAAATTGTAAGTTGATGACCTGCTTTCTTTATCATATCGTCACTAAGTTCAGGTCTTAATTTTAAAGCAAAACAAAATGACAATGTTAACTCAAGCCTTGGTAAATTATCTTCTAGTGTTTCATAATCTCTCAACGTTCGTTCTGTAATTCCGACTAGCTTAGCCAAAAATGGTTGTGTGCAATTTTTTCGCTTTCTATGACTACGTAATGTCCCAGAAAATTCAAAAGGTAGTTCTTTCAATAATTCAGAGATTTTTTTCCCGAGTTTCATCATATCCAGTGGAGGGAGCTGATCCATCAAACTTGGATTCTGGAGAATATCTACAAAGTCAGCCTTAATTTCACTTTCCTTTGTTACGCCTCTATTCAGTACATAATCATAGTATGTCTCATTAGAAATCGAGGTGAAATTTTTAGACTTTACTTTAAAGATTAGACAACATTCATCCATGTGCTCGTAAGCATAGTCGGTCATAATTGGCCCATCTTTTGTCATATAAATAAATTTCTTATCCTTTAAACAAAGATGGTTATCAACGTACATAAACTTATTTCTATCAATAATCTGTCTAAAACTCTCGTTAAAACAATACTCAAAACACAAGTCATTTGAAGTAATAGTATAACTACTTCCATTATCAAATGCTTCAAGTTCAAAAGCAAAGTTACGCATATATCTATCATCAAGATAATTATATACACCATTTGCTTCCTTAAATCCTAAATCAATCATTCTAATTTTAGCAGCCTGTCTAGATACCTCAAAGAAAGTAGCTAAGTTGTCTACCACTTCTTGCACTAATTCAGAACGACTTATATCAGGATTAACCAATGTCAAAGTTTGAAATAGCTCCCTAATCTTTATTCTAGTTTGGACTTTGGGCATAAGAATTCGGGGAGCAATTCCATTAGCTTGCCACTCCATCCAGTCGAGCGACGTCCACATACTAGAATCAGCTAAATTTTCTTCTGTCCAGCTACTAACTTGTGAGTGGTCCTTATCAAGTACCATCTTGACTTCGTGAAATACTTTATGGAGTTCCCAGTGAACACATTCATGGATGACCGTATTGTTATACGAACCTACATTCCGTTTGAAAACAACATCCTTATCTACAAGGATACTCCCTTTGTTAAAATGCTTAGAAATTAACTGCTCATCCTCTATGACCTCAACATCAGTATCTTTAAAAACCATTTTCCCGAAAACTGAATTATCTATAGTTAGTTTCTCTTGATGGATAGACAGTCCCATTTCAGAAACTATTGTCTCAACTGGAACAGGGGTTGGTTGAGTCAGGGCTTGAGGATAGTACTTCCTTAAGAATTTTTCAGCAATATCATCAAAGTCCTTCTTCCTTATATATGGAACCCAGTCTTTACTCAATTTTAAGTTTCGGGACTTTTTGTACTGATCTGATTTAAATTCTGTATTGTAAATTCGAAAGTTTTTGATACCAGCATCAAGTTCTACTTCAGCATATACAGACACAAACTTAGTTTTAGTATCAACCTCCATCTCACCTTTGATATACTGCCGAACAATTACATTAGCAATCACAATGATTTCAAGATTTAATTCGCAATTATTAATAATTTCATAGTTTATCTTATATAACTCAAAATTATCAAACTCAATAAAACCATTCGGTTCTGGTATCATGTATGTAGACAAATCAGTATTATCTTTATTATTAAAAATAAATCCTTTAACAGTTTTGACTATTTGCTCATGGTAGGTATCAAAAATATATTTATCGAACATGACTGAACCTCACTTGAATGTAGTAAGAGTATTATACCATTTTTTGTAAACGCTTTTAATGATTATTTGATCATTAGAGCAAGCTCTATTTATGTTATTACTTATAATATGATGGAGAAATAGAGGAAATAATATATATCTTGTTATTGAGTACTTACTTATCAAAAAAGACTGTCATAAGCCAATTCAGACTTTGAAGATTTTAGTATACCTTGCTTTTACTTAATATGTAATTATTCTCTATTTGCCAAGATACCGTAAAATAGCCACAACTGCAGCTTCAGTGCCAGTTGTTAAGGTCGGTTGAATAGCTGGTGCAAACTTAGAATTATGGTTTGAATAAATCTCTTGTTCTTTCGTGAAACCTCCGAATCCCCAATAAAGATACGGGATTCCCAATGCTCTAGGAATATATGAAAAATCTTCCGAAGCAGTCATTGGATGGTAGGCAGAAACCCTGTCCTCACCTAAATATTTCTGAAATGCTTCCGTGACTTCCTTGGTTATCTGGGGATCATTATCTGTTAGGGGATACTCATCGTAAGTTTCTACTTTGGGGTCAATTATGCAACCACCTGCTTCACATTCTGATTTAACAATACGTTTAATACTATCAATTACTTGTTTTTGAATCTGTTCATCGTAAGCTCTAATATTCAATAATAATATTGCTTTGTCAGGAATAATATTCGCTTTAAAACCAGATTGAAAAGAACCAACAGATACAACAGCAAATTTAAAAGGATCTACTTCTCTTGAAACTATTGTTTGTAGTTTTATTACAATATCACATGCTATAATAATAGGATCAATACTTAAATGTGGCATTGAACTATGAGCACCTTTTCCATACACAGTAATCTTTAATGAAGTGGCACTCGATAAAAAGGGCCCTGCTAGCGTACCTACTTTACCTGAAATAGGTTCAGTTAAAACATGTTGTGATAAAGCTAAGTCTGGATGAGGTATCTTTTCAAAAAGTCCATCTTTTATCATAGATTTAGCCCCTGCAGCTATTTCTTCACCTGGTTGAAACAAAGCAATATAAGTTCCTTGCCACTCCGATAAATGATTAGCCAAAGCCCAAGCTGCCCCTAAGCCAGCTACAATATGAACATCATGACCACAGGCATGCATCACAGGTACTGTCTTACCATCTAAGTCTTTCATGACTACTTTAGAAGCATATTCCAATCCTGTTTCTTCTTTTACAGGCAGAGCATCCATATCCGCCCTAAATAGTACTTTAGGACCATCTCCATTTTCTAAAATACCAACAACGCCTCCTCCAATTCGTAGAGCTTGGTAACCATAAGACAGCAAGGTTTTATAAATAAATTGACTAGTATTTTTCTCTTGCATTGATAATTCGGGATGGCTATGAAAATATTTGTAAGTTTCCTCTTGCCACTCTTTAATCATTATCAAGGACTCAAGCACACTTTGAACTGACATTAAATTACCTCCAAAATTAACTTTCTACGTGCCATTATACGCGACGAAGATTATAAAAACAATACTTTTAAATATTTGCTATATTTTAAACTTATTAGATGCTTACCAAATATTTCTAGAATACTTACCCTTTATTGTTTAACATACAAAATCAAAAATCTATCGAGATTCATAATCTCGATAGACTTTTTCAAGAATTAATCTCGAAAAATTGAAACACTTTAGTTAATTAAGTTGGAGAGAGAAATAACTTTGTTAAAGTGCTCACACCAATAAATGGCGAAAAGTTTAATGACATTTTAGGTCAAACGATTAATCCTCTTTTTTCTTTAAAATAGATAGTAAACCAACTGAAGCTATAATTGTCAAAGCAGCAATGTTAAAGAATGGATTCTCATCCTCACCTGTTGTAGGCAATTTATTTCCTCTATGTTTATTATTTGCGGTACTTGATAAAGCTTGTGTTTGGTCTTTAACCTTAGGTTCGTTCTTGTCAGCGTCTGTGCTTGGATCTACGACTTTAACAGTCACATCCACAGTATCTGTTGAACCATCTGGGTAAGTCACGATAACTTTACCTGGCTTGTCACCTGCTGTTGTGGTATCAATTGGTGTTTCAAACTCTACTTTAGTTCCATCTGGTAAATCTTTCAAGTTTTCAATTGAATCTTCTGCCTTAGGTGTTTCCCCAATATTAACTGTTTGGTCTTTAACCTTAGGTTCGTTCTTGTCAGCGTCTGTGCTTGGATCTACGACTTTAACAGTCACATCCACAGTATCTGTTGAACCATCTGGGTA